TGTTTTTTCGTTAATTGTTATACGCAAATATAGGAGTTATTCACAAACAAAATCACTTACACACAAAAAATATTACTCATCAGGTGTAAATTACGTAAAACTACGTAGATAAACTAAGTATATATATGTAAAAAAGCCTCCAACTAGCAGAGGCTTTAAACAAGAAAAAAAACAAGTAATTGCTACAAATATAGAATTATATCGGGAATTTATAGCTATCTGTATGTACGTATACTTTTTCCTTTGCACGTAGAGCTTTTAGTTTTAAGATTCTGCCTCCTGTAGGTTTGACAGGAGCGCCTCTCTCTACGTGCCATCCTTTAGAGCCATCTCCGTACTCCTCCTTATATGTTCCTGTTAGCATTAGATGTATATGCTTTTGGTCTACGTAGTAACCTAGTTTAGCGTTATGAGATAATACCTCTCTTACATCATTACGGGAGCTGTTTTCGTGAATGTGACCCATTGTGAATACATCCATATTTTCATACATCTCCAAAGCTCTTGTAAGATTGAGCGCTCCTTTAGTAACTACACCACCACCACCTGAGCCATGAAAATGCTTTATTCTAGTAGTAGTGTTAGTTGTGCCTCGCTGGTTAAGTTTAGCTATTATCCATCCACCATAACCACTAGTGTAAACAGTAGCTCCTGTTTTGTAGTTTAGTAGGTCTACAAATCTCTGCAAAATGTCGGTTTCCTGATACTTAATTATTCCTGTCTCATGGTTACCGTAACCAATCACTTTAATGATATCTGCATAAGGAGCGAACCATTCTACAGCAGTATCTACAATAGAGTCTAAATAACGTGCATTGTTATGCTCAGGGAGAATATCGGATTTATTCCTACGGTTATCTCCTCTGCCTTGCATTAAACAAAAGAAATCCCCATTTATTACAACAGGGATGTTCATTTTTTTGCAGTAGTCTAGATGTTTCTTAAGCTGGTCTCTATCGCATTTAGGATTATCCCAATGCAAATCACTAAGCATAGCTATCTCAGCCTCTTGCTCATCGAATTTTAATTCATGAACATTCTTTGTGTGCCGGATAACCTCCATTAACCACGTTTTTTCTTAATGATTCGTGCTAGGATTTGACCTATTACCTTAGGAGCTTGTTCATCAGCTCTCACATCCAAATCTACACCATTCTCATCTTTGGTTAACTCAGCATCAATAATAGGAGTATCTAAAGTAGCTTTAAATTTTCCATCTTTTCGTGTGATGTGAATATCGATATTTTTAGTGTCAATATTGATGTCCAAATCTTTCTTTTTCTTTTTCGCCATTTTGGTTTGTTTTAAGGAGTTAATAATGTTTTTCGGATGCAATATACAATAATTGCAGAATATGCTCTTAAAACTCATTTATGAGGCAATAAGATACAACGTGCTGATTTTTTACTAGCTTAATGATTCTCTCATAGTCTGCATTCTTTTGTACTACCTGACAGCCTTCAGACCATCCTCCTATCTTAGGGGATATATTAGAGCTACCAAAGTTATAAGTAGAACCATGAAAGTTCATGTAAATGATATCGGTGAATACGTTACCTACTACATCTGTTTTTCCATCTTTATCAAAATCCCTAGTATACGGAATAGATTTTATTTGACGTAGAGCTGGCATCTTTCCTCGATGTAAACCATACTTATAAACTTCGTAATGCCACATATCAGCTAACATCACAGCTGTGCCTTTTAGACCTTTATTAGTTGTTCCTGTGGTAACCATGACAAACTGCTCTCCCTTAAAGACATAGAATTTATCATCGTATTGGTCCGTTAAATCAGCTTTTGACCTTACGCCTATTATCCAATAGTCATGTGGTATATACTGAAAGTTAGGCAGTATTTTAACCCTAGCTAGTAGCTCTTCATCTTTGTAAGCTCTTACCATAATTATTCTATTGGCGGATTTGGATTTGGTTTTGGTTCGTATGTACTTAATGGAATATTTAATAAATAAGCATATTCAGTAGATTGAATATCTATCTCATCTTGCTCACTTAAAAATAAAAAATATACATCATTGATATCTTGAACAAAATCAAAAAATGTATTTGAATCAAAGAATACTCCCTGTAATTCTTGTGCTTGTTGATTTGTTACTATTCTTCCCTCCATTATTTTTGTCTGCCTAAAGTTGTTTGAAATGCTTGTACTGCAATGTAATTATTATCTAGTTCCGTACTAGTTAATCCAGTTGCTATAAAAAAATATGATATGTAATTAGTTGAACCACCGTAATTGTTTGCATTACATATCCAAATATCACTACTATTTAATGCTGTTGAAGCTGAAGATAATATAGTTACAGAATTGTTTTTATCCTTAAATAAAATCTGATTTGATTGTGTTCTTGAAGATTGTGCAAAACCATCATTGGTAGTTGTAACATATATTGGGGAAATACCATTATTTACAGCTGGGTAATAATTATTAGTACCAGCTTTATACAAGAAAAAATTACCAAATGTACCATACTGAAAAACTTGATTAGGTGTATATCCTTGTAAATAAACACCAGCAGAACCATTATTTTGGCTTATACCCATAGTAGTAGCCTTTAAACCTGTATTTGCATAACCTACACTATTACCAGCTATACCTAAACTTCCATGTGTTATACCAGTAGTATAAGTTAATTGACCTAAAGAAGTATTTTTAAGATTATAAGAATGTTTAGCTGCGTCTCCTCCTATAAATGGATAAATTGCAATCATCTTTGCCCATATACCATATCCTTTTAAGTCAGTTACAAGTCTGTTAATTGCGCTTTGTTGTGTAGGATTGGTTATAGCTGCTGCTGTTATAAATGCTTGTGCATCTGCATCTGTAGATGATACAGGAGTAATTGTTTTGCTTTCTTCTGATAATATGCTTACAGGATTCGTAGCTGTTACCTCACATTTTATAGATTGTCCAACATCCGCAGTTACTAAAGTATAAGAGCTGGATGTAGCTCCAGCTATATTAGAACCATTTCTTTTCCATTTATAGGCATATGTTATTGGTGTAGTTCCACTCCATATTCCTGTAGAGCAGCTTACCGTTTGCCCTTCTTGAGCTGTGCCTGAAATTACAGGAGCTGATACATTTGCTAATTCTGTACCACCATCCAAATCTGTACTAGGTGACCAAGAATCAATACTACCAAATCCAATAGTATTATTTATAGGAGCTTGACCCCAGCCTAGAGAGTTATTTACTGAGCCATCTCCATAGCCTATAGTGTTATCTGACATATCTTATTGTTTTGTTCTTTCTTCTCTTTGTCTCTGTACAAAAATGAAAAATGCTTTCCATATGTTTTTACCTGTTACCTCTTTATAGCTTTCACTTATGCTTTTGCCCTCTGTCATAACGCAGAATAGTGTAAAGGCTTTAGTAAGCAGATTATCTATCTTAGTAGCATTGTCTATTAGACCTACAAGAATGTATTTCTCAGCAAAGAATATACATACTATACCACCTACATACAGTAAAGTTTTAGTAATAGTGTCACTCATTCTCCTACTTCTTACTCCTGCCCATCCTTTTATACGAATGGTTTTCCATATTCCAAAATATGTGTCTAGGATTATTGTACTAAATGCCAAAAGGATTAAAGGCTGAATAGGAGCAAGTATAGCTAAAAATGAAAGGCTTATAGTAAGTAGGTAGTTTTTCATTAGATGTATGTGATTATTTCGATGAACAAGCCATCAATATCCATTATTCCATTGGCTAAAGCTCCTGTATTATCATAGGTCTCAATTGTAAGCTCATCTGCGGATGTTACATAGGTCTTTATATGCTCTCCATAGTTCAGCATATTAGTGTTTATTCTAACCTCTGTAGATACACCTAAATAGCCATCAAATCCATTTAAAGTATAGATTCCTGTAGATGAGTAATTAGGAGTAAATGTACCATCTGCATAGCTATCCTTAATTCCCGTTAATGATGGAGCTGATGCGCCTGTTTGAGTTATGAAAGCTCTTAAGACTTTTGTACCAGCAGATAGTATGTTTTCAGCTTTAATCTTTCTAGATTCAAAAGATGTACCATTATCAAATGATGTAAGGAATAAATCTCCAAAAGCTATCTCATCTACAGATGTAAATTCACTTATCTTTTTTATTGCCATTGCTTACTTTTTTAAGATAGATAACTAGCTTTTTGATATTCTCTTTTTTTGGTGTGTAGTTTTTCATATATACCAACCTTTGAAAAAGTTATTCGTATTCGGATACATATCCCCGCTTGAGTTAGTGTTATACTCAGGATATATAGCGCTATATGTTCCCATATGAGAAAGGAATCTTTCTGTATAGTGTTGAGCTATGTCTCTCTGCTTTTCTACTAGGTAGTTCACTTCTGCTTTATCTACATTTTCGCTATTCTCAGAGCTATGTTTGTATACTCCTTTGTTAGCGATAGTGTAAGCTGCGAATGGTAGATACTCAACCATTGCCCAATGAATAAGCATAGGTTTAATGTACTTAACCAATAGCGTTAAATATGGGTCAGCAAGTGTATCATCTTCAATATCTTGCTTAATCTTATCTAGTAGGTTTGTACCTAGATATCCCTGTATATGTATATCCTGTGCTACCTTTATAAATTGGATGAATTTATCAGTATCAACATTGCCACCTAAAGCAGTTAACCGAACCAAATCATCTCTAGTAATTAATAATGCCTCTGCCATCTTTTATTAGTCTTTAGGTAAAAAGCCCTTATTAGGCATATCTATAGGTCTTGTACTTACCAATGAATCATTTTTTACTACGTAGCCAAATTTCTCTGCTTTCCGTACAGCTATCTGTCTAGCTAAAGGTGAATTAACATCTATTCCTGTGCCTTCAAATGCTGCATATACTTGCTTATTCCAGCGATGGTGACAAGCTCCACCTCCTTTGTAAAACCAAATATCATAAGTATCTGCTCCTCTAGCTCCCCATCCAGCATTCACAGGCTGATTTTCCATCTGTTGTATATCCTCTTTACGGTAAATCTTTCCAGCTTGTATCATCTTTTTGCAGAATGGTCTACTTTTCTCTGTAGTCTCTCCAGCGTATACGTATCTAGTAATGAATTTAACCCCATCTACATTGGCATCTTGCTCAGACTTAGAATTAGGTCTAGCTGTACCTGTAGATACTAGCTCTACTAGCTTAGAAAGTAGTGATTTCTTACCTCCTTTTAGTA